ACTATATGTTTCATGTTGCGAATCTTTGTATTCGTCCTTATCTTAGTTAACTAATCCATTAATAATTTTCTTGGGAATATGTTTTTCCCAAGTTCTAATACGGCTTCTTGTGGTTTTAACGGACGCTCTGATATAAATCTATCTATAGATGTCTATGTAGCACCTCCATCTTTGATAGTATTTCTTTGATTAATAAGTTCTTCGATAGCCTATTCTTTTAAACTATTGCCGTCTTTGTCCATATATAGATTACTCCACGCAGGCACAAAGAAACCACATTCTGTCTAATCTTGGCCATCGTCCCATATGTTAGGGAAACTCAATACATTGAATGCTTTTGGATTATAAAATATATTCTTCAATCCATCGAAGCTACCGCCTTCGGTACCACCAGTACCAAATAAACAAAGCAATCCGAATGCAACACCGTCGTCAGTTTCTACAGCAGGTTGTTCAATACGCCAAGCTGTTTCTAAGTTAGGAAACTTACCGCCCTCTTCAAATAGCACAAGTTTGCCACGAGTACCACGAAGGCGTTCTGGATCATTCTTTAGAGTAATACCAGTAATACTAGATAGGTAACCTTGCTCAGTTTGTTTGCCGAATTCATCAGTCACTTTGTAACCAGATACTCTCTCCATACGAGTAGATGTAAGACGTTGTTTAGACCAAGCTGTATGTTTATCTACAAAGTCCATAATCTACCAAGCTTTAGTAAGCAATCCATCGCCAACAAGAAATTTCTGTTCCGAAGCTACTGCAAAGTTCTTAGAGCCCGGTATCAACTCATAATTACGTACCAACATACTAGCACCTTTAAATGAGTATCCCCTTTGTCTGCATTTGAGCGTTGCCATGTGCTTACCCTGATTCTCAGCTTCTTCTATTGCATTAAAGTAATAGTAATCATAATCCCAGAAATCTGGAAAGTTTAGAATACGTTCACGCCTTTTACGTGTATTACCATATCTATCTGTGTATTCTTTTTCTTCCAACTTCATAATAGGACTATAATTTAAATAGAAATAATGATAACCGGTTATAGCATCCCCATCCGGAGCTACGTAACCATTTATACATCTATTTGTTTCCTGCTCCCAGTATTGTATATAATCGGTAGTTCCTCTGGGAGCGGTAGTATAACACCCATGCTCTTTAAAGAAAATAGCAGCTTGACGAAATTTATCGGTGTTATATATCTTTTTATTAAAATCTACCATTTTTCTAAACTTCTTTAAATGTATTTCCGCATGTATAACTTTTCCACAAATATCTACAATCTGCGTGTTTTAATATTCCCCAATGTGTATTCTTTTTCTTCCAGCTTCATAAGAAGTCAACAGATTGTAACTGTGAACTGATATTAGCATTAGCATTAGAAGCTCCATTATTAGCATTGAAACACAAGAAGCTGGTATTAGAACCATTATTCGTATTACTACTGGTATACAGTCCTTGCATAACCTTATTGTTAAATTTATTTAATTAATTATTGTTTGTGTAGAGCAACCGCGAACCGATACCAGCATAAGCAGCAGAAGCCCCATAACGAGCATAGAAAGACAAGAAGCCGGCAGCAGAACCAAGAGTCGCAGAACCACCGGCACACAGCGTATACCAAGTTCTATTATCGTATGTATTATAAAAATAATCTCCGTATACTGTGGATCCTCCGGGTTTGGGCCAAAATGTTCCTTCTTTTTCCAGAACTATTCCACCAATATTTCCGGTAGCTCTACCAGTAGTTTCTGATACAAGAGTATATCCATCTGCAGCATTTTCTGCAAATTTAGAAACATCATTACAAATGTAGATTTTTTCCGTATTGCTTTCGCCGCCCTGTCTATTAAATCCATCTATAAACTTCCAAATATGACCAAACGGAAGTTCAATACCTCTATACGAATTCACATACGTAGTAAAAGCGCTACTTGTAAACTCATTTGCAGCAAACACATAAGAAACAACTCCACTATTGTTTCCTAATCCTATTGTAATACCACAAGGAACAAATGGATTGTAACCATTGAAACTATTCCACTGTGAATCATTAGCATTTGTTACACCAGTTCCTAAACCATCTTGTCTATATCCATCTGCGGTAAGAGAGTTATTAATATCTACTTGAGAATCAAAGTTTGCATACTCAACAAAGTACAATCTCAACAAAGAATTATAAGCATCCCAAGACTATTGAGACCAATTTGTACCTCTTCTATTACAAATAGATCTAAAAATAGATCTTGATTTGTTAGTACTAGGTCTTCCATAACTACACTTAACACTACTGGTATCTGTATTGCTATAGTTATAATTTCTATATGTAGACGCGTTAGAAAGATATTGTACATCCGATGCATTTACCGAAGTAGTACTAGTTGTAATCTGCATTGCGGATAAATCAAGCATAGACACTGAACATCCTTTTGCAGAATTGTCAGAAGAATTATCGGTTATTAATTCAAATGCGCCGATATAACATTTCCTACTAGCAACCCCGAGATTTACATCTGGATACAATTTAATATAATTATATTGAACGCCGTCTATAGTTTCGTGTCCGCATTCATGGTGATATGCTGGTATTTCAACCATTACTTGACCATCAGATCCATCATAATGTGCAGTAGTACCATCTTCGTATTCAAGTGGATTAGAGCTACTAATATACTTATATACAGTACCGTCGTCCTATAACATACATCTTCGCATTTGAGATTGTAACGGCAATGTTCTATGTAATTCAGCTTTGCCTATCCGTTCTACAACACCTGTACTTTCGGCCCATCTTATACCATACCAATCATCGGTTTCCCAAACTTTATCGTCCCCAATAAACACGCGTCCAACTTTATTTTCTCCTATATATCTGTTCTTAAGATCTGTAGAGACGTTGTCTATGTTATATTTTATCATAATTAAACGATATTATATTCTGTATTAGGATCTTTAGTAACCAATTCCTCGTATTGCTATTGAGTCAGCACTTCTATATGTTTTACTGTTCCAGACTCTCCGCTATCAACGTGACTTAATATTATATTATACAAATCACTACCGGGCTCTATACCATTGAGGAAATCTACAATTTCTTCAAATTTATCTATTGCCTAATCTATATCTTGACTGTCGGCACTTATGAGAGATTGTATATTTTCTATCGACGTTCTTATAGTAGGTAAATCTGAAATCTCAGTTTCTACTTCCTTCAACGTATCCATAGTAGAACTTGCTCCATCTACTACGGCATCTACTTTGTTGTTAATCAATTCTGCAGTAGCGTTTGCATCGAGAAGATCTCCTGATGAATATCCGTTGTCAGGACCGAGTTCCATTTCAGAGGTTATATGGTAACCAAGGTTGTTCCTTACAGAAATATTTGTCTTTTGTTTCATATTTTAATTTGTTAATAAATGCTATAAAATAGATTACCTTTTGTCATAGTAATATATTGTTTTAAAGTAAAACTAGTGACCTCTAGGCCACCCGTAACGCGTACAAAAAATTATATATCAACCTATTGAGTATCTTTTGTATTTCGTGGATTAGATACCAAACCACCGTATTTCTTATTTATAGGTTATAAATATAATTAATTCTGTTCATCCACCCTTTCATCCACTTCTTCTATGAAGGGTTCTTACGAACAATAGCCTCAAAAAACGCTTTTCTAGCCTCATAGAGCTTCTTTTTAAGGTCTACTGTACTGTTTATAGCAGCAATTGTTTTTGGGCCAATAGAACCGTCTGCAGCGGCTCCTACGAGAGTCTACACCTTCTTTATCATACCTACGCCAGAGTGCCACACCCAATCGGCTATCATATTTGCAACAGACTAGTCATTAATACTATCTCCGCCACACTTCTTCCAATACATATTGTATGCTACATCTTTCCATTGTGCGAATGTAATATTCTTAAGATCTGCTGCAGTTGGAGTCTTTAAACCCTTGCTCTTACAATATGTCTTATAAGTGTTAAGTGTTATACCAACCATAGTAGCACCACCGGTATCTGCGGGATCATTTGCCCAACCGGTTTTCTTTGCGCGTAAAAAAGCTTGCTCTAGCGTTTCCCCTTGTTTTACTATTGCACTGGCTTCCCACCGCAACAGAATAGGGATGAATTTGTCAATCGTTGCCATTAGTCTAAGGTATTTGCCAGGTTGTGTTTTCATCAAGATTGGTACAGTCAGCACAAACATTGTTGGATTCCTCTACACAACCTAAAGTAAACGGAGCCAAACTCTTTTCAAGATTCTGTGCTTGAACGTTTTTCTTAAACTCTTGCAAATCTTTTATTTTCTTATCTATTTCTGAATCGATTACTACAAACGTAGTAAGCAACGTTTCAATAGTTACATATACTTTTTCATTGCATCTACACAACTTGAATTCACCATCATTGTTCTTATAATATTTGTATACCACAAACATCTGCGTTTGTGAGTTTTTTCCTGTCATGAGTGGAGCAGTGTAGAAATCTTCCAACTCATAACGAAACTCAGAACCATCTGAATCAATTCTTCTTAACCACATATTATCTAACTGTTTCGTATAAACCTATAACGCCACCACCCTTAACACGACCAGCTTCAAGCTGTTCAGCTTTAGCTTGTTTCATCGCTATATCAAGTGACTTTACTATATTACCTACATCTTTTAATATCCTAGTAACCTTTATAGCAGTATCTATATCCATTGTACCTTTAGAATAATCATTTAAAGCTGCTATAAGTCCTTCTGCAGCAGTCTAAGACGCGCTTAGCAACCTGGTACCAGGTGTTTCCTAAAACTCTAAGAAGCGTTTTGCTAGCTCTTTCACTTCATCAGAAGGAATATAATTTTCATCTTTGAACACGTCCTTGGCTACAACAAGTGGTCTCTAATCTAGAGGATATGCCTCATATGGAGTATTCCACTTATGTAGCCAAACTACGTATTCAATTTCTTTCAACGCTCGCTGTTTATCTGTAGCGTTGTTGTAGTGATATTTAAAAGGAGGTATCGCTAAGTCTTCTTTACTTAACTATATTTTATCTCCTTGTATATCAAACATACTATCTTATAATCTTTGAAAACATTTTATACATTCTTTGTACAAGATACCCTATAAGATAAGCGGCGTCTTCGCCGTTTTCTGGAATATCGTAATAAGAACATATATGCGATTGTACGTGTTTTGCTTCGTGTATTGCGGTATTTACAAACTGACTTACATCTGAAGAAGGGCCTATGCAAATTATACTCATCTTATAATCTGAATTACTAAACGTAAACCCTGTGTTTTTACGCGTAATTACTTTAAGAGATTTATATATATCTGCTCTTGAACAACCTAGTTGTTTTAAAGCGTCTTCTACTTCAACAAAGTCTTCTTTGTGTACGCCATAATACACTAACACATTCCAACCTTTTTCTCCTAATTGTATATATTGTGCTATCATTGATTCTATACACCCAGTCTGTTTTCAAGTCTAGCAAGAATGTCTTCGATTCTATTCATACGCCCAGATATTTTATCTATGGCTTCGTCACGTTCTTGCTCTTTAGCATACACAGGATTTAGCTCCTTTAATATCTTTTCACAAGCAGTGACGTTCGATTTGTGCTATTCTATATTTGATAAAATGCTTTTACTGCTTTCCATCATAGAATTTACCTCCTGAATCATTGTTTCTTTAGACTCACTGAGTACATAATCACCGTAAGAATGTATTTGAGAGTTACTTGGAACACCTACAAACTCCTTCTTCTCGTTTCCTATTTTAACCACAATATCAACCGCAGTTTGCAGATTTGCTCCGAAACTTACAGCTGGATTATAGTTAGGATATAAAGGATGCGGAATGCTTACACGTTCTACATACCCTATAATAACTTTAGGTTCGCCGCTCTTGTCTAATACGTAAAGAGCAGCTCCTGGTTGTAATCCTGAAAACATAATTGTTAATATTTTGGTCAGTGTGCGGGCCTAAGCCCGCAAGTGACCTGTTTATTATTAAGCGTATTTTTGCATTCTGTTACGACGCATCCTCATAGCACGATTACGACGATAAGCGCGCATTCTCATGGCCTCTTTTTCGTCCTCATCATCTTCAAAGTTACGCATAGCATAATGACGATTATACATATTTTTCTTAAACCCAAGATCTGTTCCTTCGTCTGTTTTCGGTGAAACTTCTTCATCATCTTCAGAAGAATCGAAACAGTCGTACAGCGTGTCTTCGAGCTCACACATAACCATCTTCTTCTAATGACCGAGTTCATGTAATTCGTCGATCAATTCAAAAGCTTTTTCTTGTGCTGCTTCGCGCATTTCAATTACCATCATATCTTATATAATTTAAAGGTTAATATTAGGCAGCTAAAGCAGAGGTTATCTGCAAGATGCCGTTAAAGCGGTCGTTAAATACCGTAATTATTCCGGTACCGGTTAAATCGGCAGCGGTCACAGGAGTTCCATCAAAGAAAGTAAGCGCGCGCGTTGTGCCATTCAGAGTAAGATGTACAGGTAACGCACCTGTAGTATCTGCAGGAATAGCATCAGCGATGCGAACTGTAAGATAGCCTACTGGCGGGATACGCTGAAAACCTAAAGCAAAGTCTACAGCTGTATCGCTTACAGTTACATTTGATGTGCTCAAATAAGGAACTCCATTTACATTG